TCAACGACTTAGAAAATATATGTTACAATATATAAATAGTGTAACAGGGGGGGGTCTTGGGGGGTTTTGCTTTTACCCGGCGTGTATTTATATCCCCTTTTTCTCAAGTTTCCATAATCCGTCAGAATTTTGAGTAGGCAATGCAGCCCCATAGAGGGGTCTATATGACATTTTTAGTAAAGTCGTAGGGTCTTACTCATTTCTTGACAATAAGGCAGTTACAATAATAATATAGTAACAATAATAATGACCGAATTACTAAAATCACCCAAGGGTAGCATCACTGACGGCGTAGATGTAAGGGGTGGTATGCTTAAGTTGGAGGAATTTTGGAAGAGTAAGGATGGTCACACCCTAGGAAACGACTGGGTAGAAAAGGTTGGCGGGGAAATGGATCATCATTTCATGAGTGGAATGTACATTCGCAGGGCAGTTGCACCAAAAGGGATGATATTTACTACTCAGATCCACAAAGTAAGACATCCTTTTTTCATTTTAAAAGGGAAAGCAAAAATTTTAACAGACAACGGGGTGGAAATATTGGAAGCCCCTCACTTTGGGATAACAGAACCTGGCACAAAACGCCTGATGGAGATAGTTGAGGACATAGAATGGTACACCGTTCATGCTACTGAGCAGACTACAGTTGAAGGAGTGGAGGATGAGGTTATCGCAAAAGATTTTAATGAACTAGAAAATAGAAAGAATTAATAAAATGGCATTCGTAGCAGTATTACCCGCAGTAGGAACAGCAGTAGCAGCAGGGGCAGGTGCAATTGGCACTGGTTTAGCAGCAGGGGCAGGTGCAATTGGCTCAGGTCTTGGTGCAATAGGTGGTTTAGCGAGCAGTATTCCGGTTGTCGGTTCTACTTTGGGGGGTGCTATTGGTAGTCTTGGTAGTGGAATTGGTGCATTAGGCTCAGGATTGGGTGGTTCAATTGGTGCATTGGGTGCTGGTAATCTTTCTGGAGCAGTAAGTTCTTTAGGTAGTGGACTTTTGGGTGCGGGATCTAACTTAATTGGTGGAGTAGGGGGCAGTCTTTATGGGGGTGCCGATCAATTACTTGGTGGTTTTCTACCTAATATTGGTGGTGTGGGAATAAGTCCCGCCCAAGGATACATGGGTAGTATGTTTAAAAACTCTCCGATGTTTGGAGGGGTTGATCCTACTCAGGCAGTAGGGTACGGAACTGTATTAGCTCCACCCTCTGGTGGTTTCCCCGGAGCCGCGGGTGGTGGAATGGGCGGAATGCTTGGTAAGGGTTTGGGTGCATTGGGTAAGATTGGTGAAACCGCCGGAACAATTAACTCCGTAAGGAATATATTTAGCCCTCCAGGTGCTACCCAACCAGGAGTTTATGATGATCGGGTAATTGAGAGAGGTGAAGGAGAGGCACAAAAACCTATTATTCTTGGTGGCGGACAAACCCCACAGAATAGTCAAGTTCAGTTAGCTCCTCAACAGGTTCCAGTTGCTGGACCCACGAGCTACATGCCAATTCCTCAAATGCAAGCTCAGGGTATTCCTGTACCACTAGATCACCCGGATATGCATCCTGACATTAAACAGATCATGGCAGGGCAACCGCTCAGTAGTCCGATTGTATCTCAAACTATACAACAACTTAACTCCCAGCAACCAGGTACAACATCCCCGGAAGTGCAGTCATTGGCAGCCACTTATGGTGGAGGGTTAAGCTCTATGGTATGATCTCGATTCGCAGATTTAAGGAGTTCCTTAGAGTTGCCTTCGGCCCGAAGGTTTCAGTCCTTGACTACCTTGAAATTTTAAAGTCTGCCTTTAGTATTGCAAGATCTCCATACTCTCAGGAGATGTGGCGGGCTCGCATGGTGATTTGTTATAAGTGTCCGATATTTGACAAGGAACGAAAGACATGTCGCCCATTTCTCAAGTCAGCTATGGGGTGTGGGTGTTATGCCCCGTACAAAGCTTTAGTTAAAACACATTGCTGGGGCAGGGGTAAATTTGGAGATAATTTTGGATGGTAATGAAGTGGGAGAAATTTAAAGGCACAATCAAGAAACCTGATTGTGAAGCAACTTTGGAAATGATGGATCTGCCTGATCCGTTTTGGGAGGCACGATTTAGTTGGATGCTTCCCGAAAGCATGTCGCATGAGGTGAAAGCATTTGAAGAGGGTAAGCTAGATCAGGCTTACGAGTGGTGTGTAAAACAAATAAATAGTCATGAGCAAAGACAACAACTCAAGGGAGCAAGTAGTTAAAGTAAAGATGCAACATCTTCGTCAGGATCTTGATATGATCGACGCGAAGAAAGAACGGTTAGACAATGACCGCAATCATCTGATCTTAAAACTAATTGCCCAGCGAGAACAGTTACTAGCACTCAACGAACAGGATGAGTGACCTAACTTTTGTTGTTCGGCGGCAGTCGGATGACAATGGGTGGATCATACGATCCCAGAGTCTACTGGGGGAAGGTCCTGTCGGCCCAAGACTAGCAAAGGGTAGTGCATTTCCAAGTGAGTTTGATTTAGTGTTTAATACCAAATCAGAAGCTGATGAAATGGCACAGCGATGGACCGACTGGTATTATGGTCAGTCTTACTTAAAGAAAAAAAGGAAAGCAAAGTATCTTGCGTGATTCCGTTACACGAACTAAATTGTAACAATGGAAATAACGCATTACATGTTTGCAGGGGTTGGAGTAGCTATCTCCATCTTAGCATTCTTCCTTAAGAAAAATAAGCTAGAAATTGATAATTTGAAGGAAAATGTCCGAAAATTAGAAATTTCGGACGCTCGCAGTAGCGAGCGTATAAGAACACTCCTAAAGGTCGTAGAAGATAGAAGAAAGGATATTCAAAATCTTTATGAAAAAGCGCAAAAGTAGTTCAAGGAGTAAGACCAAGAAAGATGCGTGCTACAAGAAAGTAAAGGCATCATATAAGGTGTTTCCCAGTGCCTATGCATCTGGTGCCATTGCGAAGTGCAGGAAGAAAGGTGCTAAGAAGAAGTAATGGCGGTACGCAAGACAGCCAAGGGTGCCGCTCTTAAGCGTTGGTTTAAGGAGAAATGGAAAGACCAGGACGGCGATGAATGCGGTAAGAAAAAAGGAAAAGTAAAGAAATGTCGTCCTACCAAGAAAGTTTCAAAGAAAACACCCAAGACCTGGAAACAGGTAGGGAAAAACAAAAAGAAATTAGTAGCCCAGAAACGAAGAGTCGGAATGGGTAAACGAACAAAAAAAGCTTAATTATGAAAGTATGTAGTACATGTAAAACCCCTGCCAAGTGCAGGAAAGCAGGGAAATGCCTAAAACCAAAAGGAGGAAAAGTAAGTGCCAAAAAGAAAGTCAGCAAAACCAGCAAAAGGAAAGCGGTTCGCAAAAGTAGTTACTAACCCTAAGACAGGTAGGAAGCGTAAAGTTTCCTATGGTCAGGCGGGTAAAGCTAAAGGAGGTGGTGACAGAATAAGGCCGTCGAGTAAAAAGGCGGACGCATACTGCGCAAGGTCTGCTGGCATTAAGAAGTGCAAGAAACCACCATGCGCAAATGATCTATCCCGAAAGAAGTGGAAGTGCCGTGGTAAGAAGTCAATGCGATGAGTGGCGACAAGGCAATAGGGGAGGACTCTGTCGTAAAGGCGAACCTCGCTTTTATGTTGAAAACTATTGGAGCGGTGGCGACATTTACCTATGGGTATGTTACCATAAAGAACAGTATTTCAGAGTTAGAAAATGATAATGCTAGGATCAAGCATGAGATCGAAATGAACTCGGAATTTAGAATAAAATGGCCTCGCGGTGAAATTGGTGCGTTACCCGCGGATGCCACACAGGATATGAAAATACAGCACCTGGAGAGCAGGGTAGATAAGCTTGATTCTCATGTAGATAACCTAAGATATGGAGGAAGTAAAATTGAACAATAGTTGCTGTAATTTTTGTGCCGTTAAGGACACAATGCGAGACAATGTAAAAAAAGCATCTAAGCCAAAGTCGTGGCAGAAAAAGTCGCCCGACCTAGAGCTTGCTAAGGTAGCCTTTAAAAACAAGAAGGTTGGCTCTTAAGACTGAATGGATGGAAGCCCGCAGGTATCTCCTGACGAGCTTGACCAACCCAGACAATATCCACCTTGTCGACTTAGACGAGTTTGATGGATATGGTGAGTGTTCTTGCGAACACTTTCAGTTTAGGCTTTATCCACGACTTCGACTGGGGAAGCGTCCTCTGTCGTCGCCTTGTCGTCACCTTCGGCAGGCTCGGAAGGTTGAGAAGCTTTCGCCCCAGCAGTTATCCGGTTGTACACCTCAATCTTAGCGATCTCATAGTGACCAACTAGCTCACCAAGCGACATATTGCGCTCCTGTGCCAACTGAATCCCTGTTGAGATTAAAACCTCAGCAATAGGTACGTTTTTCATTTCGTCTTTCGACAACTCTTTTTTATCCTCACTCATTTGTTTAGTATTTTGTCTAGTATTATAACTCCTGCGATTGTGAACATCGCATATAAAAATAAATCAATTAGGCTCATCTTTCCTCCTCATCCAGAATACCAATAGGTATCTGTCTCCTGACTCTACTGGCATGCCCCTGTGCAGGGTGCTTTGAGCGGGAAATATTAAAGCATTACCATTAGGTAGTGCGGGGACTGATCCTCTGTTAAAAAATTCTGTACCTCCACCCTCATAGTCTCCCGTATTAAGAGGAACAACCATGGTAAAGTCCGCATCACCATCATGATGCCAGGATGTCTGTTGCACGCCCCTTGGGTTGTAGTTAGCAAGTTGTATTACACCCGAGGACATTATACGTCCATATAGTGCGCCTAGTACCACATTTATATGGCTTAAGAACAATTGTAGCATAGATAAGTACCAACCAGGGCATTTTGATCGTAATACAAACTCTTCGATTTGCACTTCTTCTGCCTCGTCGGGATTCACCTCAAATCGAGAATGTGTCTTGATGTTTTTGATCTCATCCTGAAGCATTGCCACAAACTCTTTACTGAATAATGGCATTGTGTATATATCGTGCCCCCTATGCTCGGCATGCGGTAGTATGCTAAGCTGATCTGGGGATAAGTTTGAAGGCACTCCCTCGGTTATGCACTTCCTGACCAAAGGTTTGTCTTGCGATATTGCCTTTGCGATTTCGGGGTCTAGCATCCATTCAGCAGGATACATGAGCATGTGGTTTTTAAGCACATACCCTTCTTCGTCCTGGTTAACTAGACTGAGGAGATTCATCTTTCTTTATCCTAGAGCGATCCCTTAATCCTTTATTCGCCATCCAGAGCCTTTGGGCTTTTTGTACTTTTCCACGCTTTCCACCAAAAGCTCCCTTGGTGTGTTTTGCCGATTTACCACTCATACTAAATATCCCTTCTCCCGTGCCCACTTAGGCTCTTTATGAATTTTGTCATGACATGGACGACATACAGATAACCAGGTACCCACATCCATGTAGTATTTTCCTCTTCCATTGCGATGATGCACATCACTCGTCTTCGCCTTCATACACACTTCGCACATAGGTAACTTTTCCAAAAACTCCTTCCTCAGGATCGAGTACTCCTTCATCTCCTTTTGGCGTTTCTTGCTCACCCTGCGCAGCGGAGTCCTTTTCATTATTTATTCGTATTATTGTCTGAAGATCCCACATGTAACCAAAAGCCAAAACTTAATAAAAATAATAAAAATAAAACAACCCACATTTGTTACACTTTTTACTATGTAACATTACCCAAGGAGTCAAGGTTTACATTTTTTGTGATTAAATTGTCACTAATTCCGGACTCAGATATGTGGTTGTCATCTTCTTTTACTCCAGATCTGGACAACTTCCATACCTCGCCCCCCATTTCACAAATCATTTCAGCCTCATTATCAAATCGTACATCATCAATAATAAATATCTTAGCATCTGATTCCTCCATGCGGTGCTTCGTAATGTTGATCCATATATCAGGATGTATATTTCTTCCCCATTCTGTACCCAAAGTCTGCAAGCAGTGTCGTGCGGATACACCAAGGTTTGGTATAACCCTTTCCTTATCATCAATGTAATCCTGGTGAACAATGCATCCAAGCATCTCCTTTAAGGGTGTAGCAAAACTTATGATCCTAATCTTCGCTAGATCAGGAGCAGTGCAAGGTTTTTCGGATACCATATCAAAAACAAGTTGATTTGCATAAGTTGACTTACCCACTCCCTTCGGCCCCGCTAATCCAATTATCGTAGACATTTTTTCCTCCTTACGCCTTCCAACCCTGAGTTATGATATACCCTGCAAATACGACTCCACACCAGAAGAGTGCGCCACAAAGGACGCACCCGCCTGGGTATAAAAAAGAAAAATCGAAAGACATTCCTAATCATCTTTCTTATCAAGAAATGTTAAGTTATCCATGGTCACCACGGGCTTCTGGAACTTATGTCCATCTTTCTCCCATTCCTCAATATGAAGAGGTCCCCGGATTTTCAAGTTTTTACCCTTGAGGGATAACAGCATAAGTTTTTCATTCAACTTATCCCTCCATGAGTTTACCGTTATGAATGATGATCTCTCTCCATCTCCTATTTTCTCATTTACAGCCAACCTCAAGACGAGCAAGTCCTTCGTACCCGCCTTCTTCATTTCTGGTTCTGCAACCGACGTTCCAATGATGTTTGTGTATATTTCTCCTAGCATTTTATTATGTTTTTTTTGTTAGTTTGACCCAATTGCATTTATCAATCGGGCACTTAAATACTTGCTGACTCCTGCCGTCCCTCCGATCAGTTTGAGTCTTCTTGATCCAATACTTTTCGGTATCCTTGTGAATTATTGCGGCGTTACTGCATGTTTTATCAAGAACTGCCACAAAGAGAGGTTTTGGGTCTTTGTATTCCCATGCATGAACTGCCATAACATTTACTCCCCCCCATGATTTAGGCCAGTCTTCGGATCCGTTGGGGAAGTCAACTAGCTTAGTTTGCTTTACCTCAATTGGCATATTTAGGTAGAGATCGCAGTCATCAAGAAAATCCATTCTTTGCTCAAAACTAGGACGCTCCTTTGTTGGTAGCATGGTAACTTGATAATTCATATTACGAAGATACTCCGCCATAACCATTACACTGTTATGTGAGTCCCTTAGATCCTTAATAAAGTTTCTTTTTATCATCATCTTTCTTGGGTCCCCTAATGGTCAAAATTACATCCCCGAATTGAACCTTTATTGAATCACCCCTTTTTAACTGAAGCGCCTGATATTTGGTTACATCTACTATTATTTCCTTCATGATAATCTATCTATTGGTTCTGCAAAATCTCCCTGTATTGGTTGTCTAGTTTGTTTGGGTTCTGAATTAAGTCTCGGTTCGGGCATCTTCTGTCTAAACCTTTGCGTGAATCTGTCAAATGTTACACGATCTTTCGTGTGACCAATTGGGCCAAACCGATTTTTGTTTATAATTATATCGGTAGTTTCGGTATCTCCACCTGCTCTCATTTCCCGATGAAGCATAACGACTATATCCGCATCCTGCTCTATCTGACCCGACTCCCTAAGGTTGTGAAGGGCAGGGGGTCCCCCTGCCTTGGCGGAGTCTCTGTTGAGCTGACATACTAAAAATACAACTAAGTTTAGCTCCTTAGCTAACCTCTTACACGCCTTAGATATTTGAGCAACTTGTTGCTCCCTTACATCTCTCTTATCCTCTGGTTCCATTAGCCCCAAGTAGTCAATAAAGATAGCATCTATCCCATGTTTCCTATTCATCGTTTTTGTTTGAGCGCGAATTTGGGATATGGTTTGAGCAGGATCATCATCAACCCAAATAGGTAGCTCGGATATATTTTCTAGCCCTTTCTGCAAAAGCCTCCTGTCCTCATCATTATCCCTTCTGTCGGCAAACTTTGACAAATTAACCCCTTGGTCGATTGCCGCTAATTTCTTACCGAGCTGATCCTTGGACATCTCAAGACTGAAGAATAAAATATTCTTTCCTTGGTTGCTTGAATGATGTGCAATATTCATCGATAATGTCGTCTTCCCTACTGATGGTCGGGCTGCAACAACGACCATTTGACCCGCCCTAAAGCCACCATCGAGAATTGAATTTAGGAATGGAAGGTTCGTTGTTATTGTCGCCCCACCCATTTCCCTCTCTAGCTTTATAGATAAGTTTGTAGCCTCCGCTAACTCCTTGGCTGATACTAGGGTTTTCGTTCTTGGTTGAATGAGGTCAGCGAGCATCTCCTCAGCTTTTACGGCAATCTTTGTCGGGTCATCAAGTTTTCCAGCTTGATCGACTTCGTCTTGAATTTTTAATGATAATTTCTGTAGCTCCCTAAACTTATGGGCCTTCACTATCCGATCGACCCACTCCTTGCCTCGCACAGTGGTTTCACAACACATTAAAACGCTAGTTACAAATCCCGGATTCTCATCACTCCAACCCTTTGGGAGTCTTTGCATAGCTCCAATCATCCCAAAGTCATTATCCCTTTCTGCCTGCCTAAAAGATATGAAGTACTCCCTCATCGGTAAGTCAGAAAAGTGATCTTCACTTATACCGCTCTCCAATCCGTATGCCCAAATCTCAAAAGATGGTTCATCATCTTCATGGCGACAGGTAGATAAAAATCCACGCTCCGCATCGTAGTCACTATAATTATTCAATGTCATATGCTAAATCTCCTCCGTTGTTGTTTTCTTCCTTAATCTCATTCTCGTAACCTCCATCATTCAACCAACTATTTGGTTCCTTGTAGTGCTTGTTCTTCATTGCCTCGCCATTGCAGTAAGCGTTGTATTTTTTCGCTACCGATTCGGGCGCTAATCCCTTTAAGTCTTCCCAATTCTCTGAGATTGTCTTGATAACTCTTTTAGGAAACAGATTGTTATCGCAATGAACCCAAAACTTTTTGAACCAAGATTGAACCAATATTTTTTTCTTATTTGTCGGACTCGACGATTTATCTTTAGATAAATCTAAATTAGTATCCCCCGCGTGTACGCGAGGATTGTCCGACACCTGTCCGACATTTGGCACTTTTTTAACCTTTTTATTTGTCGGACAACTGTCCGACACCTGTCCGACATTTGATTGTATCCTCCATCCGCATTGAGCCATGTAAATCTCCAATCCTGCTCGTGCAATTTCGCTAGGTTTTTTACCCGTAGCTTTCGTAAAAGCTTGAAGATTAAATAATGCCTCGGGTGATAATCTGAATGATATTCTGTCGCTATTCATACACTTACCTCCACCCACGTTTCTTCGTCTTTGTAGCTCTTGACCTTCCTCTGACAGACTTGGAGGGAGATGCTTTGCGGATCATCTTCAGGAATAACTCTTGCAAGCCTAAGCGCATCAATGAGATGCTTTTGTCCCCCAACGAGATTGTCGGGGTCACAGATCCTGACTCGCATTGAGATAATGCGGACTCGATGGATAAACCTACCTCCTTCGTCATCGCCTTTTTTTCCTTCAATCGATCCCACTGATTCCACCGCAAAAGTTGATTCAGTGAAGGGGTTTTCTTGTTCACCCTTAGCGTTATCTTTTCTCCCTTTTCCACTATTTTTTTGGGGCATGAGATTTAATTATTGATGGAGATTTTGTCTTACTCCTTACAATATCCTTAAGGCGTTCCTGTAGATCTTTTTTAGCCTCCGCCTTATTCATACCTGTGCGCTTAGACCAAATGGAGATAAAGGGTGTCATTGAGAATTTCATCACCTCAAGTAGGTCATTCCATTCAATCACATTTGTTTCCATTATAATATCAGCCACCTCTTTAGCGTCATAACTAGATATATTACCTCCACTTCTGAGTTTGTACCCTGGGACTGACTCGGCATCTGCCTCAAGTCTAGCCTTAGCTACTGCTTTTACTTGTTTAGCGAATGTTTCAGCAAATACCGCCATCGATAATGCTTCCGCTAAGTCCTCATCCTTTAACCAATCTTCCATATTTTCCCTCCATTATTACTGTCATTAAATTTCTTGCTTCCGGGCAAAACGGAACCGCCGAACACCATTTGCATTGCGACGGCCCCGCTGTCCTAGGAGCGTTCTCACTCATTGCTTCATCCACTACTTCAGTTATCCACTCGCCCTTACCCCTAAGGTGAGCTTCCGTGTAACTTGCAGTCGTGTACATCGGCTCCTTGAAAGGCTCTATTAAGGCCACAAACACCTCCGAGACATTCGGAAAATTCTTATGAACCAATACGGCTTGAGCTAACAACTGTAGGTTTATGTGAGCAGGGTCATGATCACCCCTTAGTGTTTTATAGTCTGCTAGAAAAGCATACTCTTTTAACCCCTCATCCATTTTTCCCAACTTAGACCAAGTCTCTAAATAATCGAGTTGTCCCGACCACTTGTCATCCCACCATAATCTTAATTCACGCTCAATTTTGGTGGAATTTTCTTTAAGACCAAGCTCGTCCCTGCACCAGTCAAGCGATTGCCTTGACCGAAGAGCGCACATTCTTTGCTCGTCATCTAAGATTTCATCTAGGGGTGTTTGGTCTTCCTCATGTTGATGCCTTATTGTACCTTCATTAGCAGCACTTTTTTCGCCCACCCAAGGAAACATTAAATTAGCCTTGTGGTATCCTCGACATTTTACAATCGCAGATATTTTGGACGCAGATGGAGCGTCACCTCTATCTTGACTAACCATTACGCAACCCTATCAAAGCCTTGGTGACCATCTTGATTTGATGACTTATCAAAAGCCTTAAGAGCATTCGCTAAATCATCATTCTCAATTGTATCAACCTTGCTGACAAAATACTTCAAGTAACTAGGATCTTCATCGGCAATATTACCTAGTGTTTTGCCTTTATGTTTAGGGAAAGGGCAAACTACGCTTTTCCATGAGTCTTCCTGTACGTCTTCTTGTACGGCTATTGGATCATTCTCTTCAAGCCAACCCTGTGGAGTTGAGTGCTGATCAACTATATCATTTCCAACATACTTAACCTCATCTTCAGATTGAGCGAGAGATTGTTTGATTTTTCCAATCTTTACATTTTTTCTTTCCTCGGCGATCGCATTGTCTTCTTCTGCGGTTCGCTCCATAGGATCGTCTTTTGACCACATCTGCCATCCATACCCAAATAATGCGGCGGCGGCTTTACACGCACCACGAACAAATGAATCAGCAACATCACGGGCTCCCACAAGATCACCTTTTACGGACTTCATCTTATGATCCATAATGGCATGCGGAATGCCTGTAGTCTTAGTTCCATCTACATGACGAAATCTAATTACTAGGTACGCACTCCCATCAGGGGCAGGGTGAACCTCTTCTCCGTGGATATTCTCCACCATTTCCGGCATCCATCCATTAGCATTCTCGCGAATATCATGTAATGTTCTTGCCCAATTTATATAGGAAGCAGAAAAACTTCCTGTTCCTTTTTTGCTGACATTCTGGGGGTCAGCGAAACCGCTTAGATTTGGTATATCCATAACAATCCTCCTTTTGTTAATTTACTTTAAACTCGGGTATTTCTGCAGGCTCTCGGTCAGCTATCGCTAAGACCTCTTCGCGCATATACCTTGGGGTTTTAATTCCCGGCAGGAATACCGGCATTATTACTTTATGAAGGGCAAGAAAATCGAGATACTTGTACCCTGCAGTATTGCCGAATCCTAGCATTCTCGCCGCCTCCCCCTTCTTGATCATTGTTTGTTCATCCACACTTTTTCTTGTCATGGAGAGGGTTGTACACGCACATTGTGATAAAGAAAAGAAAAATCTTTTATTTTCGTAAAATAAATGCAAAATGTTAAATATCTATTATTTTATATTATAAATACTTGACATTCTTATCACTTTGTAACATTCCTTAATTTATCGTGCCTGAACTTGCCCCATCGACACAAAATAAATAGACCATGAAAAAAGCATCAAAAAAAGAGTACATAGCGATTAACACTCGCATTCCGCTGGAAATCTACCAGCAAATGCAAGAATCCCTTCTTGTAACTAAAAAAACCGTAGGAGCTTATGTAGCTGACTCGGTAGAACAATATACACAACTAATAACAAACACTGGCAATAAGGTGCCTGAAACTAACGCCATGCAAATTGACAAGTTCGCATGGCAGTTAAGCAGAAAATAAATAAAATATATGACTTCTCCCCTATTAAATAAAATAACTGTCTTCAAGGAGTCCGAAGAATGGAATACCCATTTTGACGGCGAGATAACTAAGGTTCAAGTGAATGGAGAGGAAATAATGCAAACACATGACATTGCCAAGAAAACTGAAAAGCTTTCTCGGCAAATAAGGTTCATTGGAATCCTCGCAAGTATGATTGCCGTAGCAGTACTCGTATTGGTTTCACTGATCTACCAGTACGGGGCTAATTATGACGCTGATTTGACTAATGTTCGCCACTCTCGGCTACACCTCAAGAATAGACTATACGAATTGACCGGAAACATATGGGTCGTGGATCAGTGGATTGTAGACCCAAAGTGGCAACACATTGGCAACGAGACCCCAAGTCCTAGTAAAATAGACGATTAAAACTTGGCTACGGACCAGGAGGTTGGGGGTTCGACTCCCTCCGGGTGTGCCATTCATAACTAGCGGGAATCCCGCTTAAATAGAGACCTTCCTTCGGGAGGGTCTTTTTTTTTGTAGACTTATATTTTACCACTCTATACCTAAATATACCACGATATGAGTGTTTTATGGGCAACAGAATGGGCAACAAGGGCAACAAATGGCAAAACCAACTAAAGTAAATGTAAGAGGTAAGGATCGATGGGTTATAAATATCCGTAAGTCGGGTAAGCGATACAGAAAGTTTTTCGACAGTTATGCCGAGGCGAAGATGTTTGATGAGCATGAATGGATAGCAGGCAAGTCCAGAAAAGAACCCGCGGGTGACAAAACAATTCTATCGGTTGCATTCCATGAATACATATTAGATTACGGAAAAAGGAATGATAACGACCACAAGCCAAGACAGAAAGGAAAGGCAACCACCGAGGATCGGGTTATGAAGTTCTTGCGATGGTTCGGGGAGGATCGATTGGTTAGTGAAGTGACAACAGGGGATTACATGAAATACGTGAACTCCGGGAAATGGTCGCACAAAACAAAGCTTGGGTATGGTGGTGCAGTTAAGATTTTTATGGCATGGTGCGGATCCAAGGATTACGGGCAAAACAAAGAGGATTGGTATTCCACGGTAAATAAGGGTCTGAAGATAGAAACCACAAAGAAGCAGTTTGCTAAATTACCAGGCATTTGCTCGGTAGAGGAGACTAGGGGAATACTTGGTGCTATTCACAAAAAGTACCGACCGGCATTGGCGGTTATGTTTTTCACGGGTATCCGTGCTGAGATCGAAATGGAAATGCTCAGATATTCCGATATTCAATGGGGTAAGCGTATAGGCTTAATGGCAGAACGCACTAAGACCGGAAGGGAGCGATGGATTATTCCTCCCGAGAACTTATGGGAGTGGATACCAAAGGATGGCAAGGGCATGGTTAATCCCGTTACATATAATGCACTTAGTCAAGCGAGAGCTTTAGCGGCGGGACGTGCATTTGGGTACAAGCATGGAACAAGTTATCGTGAAGGTTTTACCTATCCTGCAAATGGTGCAAGGCATTCATTTGGAAGCTACGGGTATTGGAAAGATTTTGAGTGGGCTCTCGATACGATGGGGCATATGAGCAGTGAGGTATTCCTTTCTAATTATAAAAATAACAGAGTGGGCAAGGAAGAGTCTGATGAGTTTTTTAGTATTATCCCTGCATGAACCCTTGCGCATTCCTATGGTTACACGAAAATTAGTGTTGCAAATATCGCTGGATATGTAGATTTTAAAATCTATGGATTGGCAAAAAAAGAAAATTGAAAAATCAAAAGTGGAGGCTTTTGACCTATTTGATAGAATTAGATCTACAGTAGGTGAGTATTGTGATGACTGGATTCTGGTCGGTAAACGCTGCGATAAAGAAAAGCATGTTATTATCGGAACCACCGACAAAGGGTGGGGCGAAATGAAACCAGTATATGAAAATATCCAAGAGTGGAAAAAAAACACCATGGCAGATACTTGAGGAATACCCTCCTGCCTTAGTTAGACTTCTTGCGAGG